CTGGCTACATGAAGGGCACCGAGACAGTGGCCGGTGTGCCGCACGTGCGGCGGTACAGCGGGCTGGTGAGCAAGCGGTGGAAGTGATGGCGTTCGTCACCGACAAAACGCTGTTCATCCACGTGCAGAAGACCGGCGGCATGTCGGTGCGCGAGGCGCTGTACCGTTGCAACCCGGTCGGGCATGAGAGCGGGGACGCCGAGGGCGAGCGACATTTTGGATTGCCCGAGCTTCGCGCGCGGCATCCAGGCATCGAGAGCGGGCGGCTGTCGTTCGGCTTCGTCCGGCATCCAGTGGATTGGCTGGTGTCACGCTGGTCGTTCGCGGTGGCCAGCGGCTTTCCGATCCACGTCAAGCATCGCGGCACGGCAGCGCAGGTGTGGATGGCGTGTTGCTGGTCCAAGGATTTCGAGGTGTTCATCGAGAAATATCTGGAGCGTTATCCAGGCGTCGCCACTCAGACGATGTTTCAGAAGCTGGGCCTGTGGAGCGACAAGCCGGTGGACATCATCGGCAAGACCGAGAACTTAGCCGAAGACCTTGCCAGGATACTGGACGAAGCAGGCGAGGTCCGCCGCGCGGACTTGGCCCACATGCAGCGGCGCAACGAAACGCCACCGATCAAGCAGCAGGTGTCGGTGTCGATAGGCATGCGCAAGCGCATCATGGATGCAGAGAGGCAGCTTTGTGATCTATTCAACTATTGAAGGGACAACATGCGGAAAATTCTGATTATGGGTCTGCCGGGAGCGGGCAAGACCACGCTGTCGAAGGCGGTGGCTCCACGGTTGAACGCAGTACACTTCAACGCCGACGAAGTGCGCGCGACAATCAGCCCAGACCTGGGCTTCGCGGTCGAGGACCGCATCACGCATGCCAAGCGCATGGGCTGGCTGTGCGATCAGGTGGTGGCGACAGGGGGGTTTGCGATTGCCGATTTCGTCTGCCCGACTGTGGAGACACGCGCGGCATTCTTCGCGGGAGGTCCAGGCGCGGTCGTGTGGGTTGACCGCATCGAGGCTGGACGGTTTGAGGACACCAACAAGTTGTTCGTGCCGCCTGACGTGTGGGACGTGCGGGTGATCGACGGCGGCGCTCCAGACTATTGGGCCGAGCGGCTGGTGATGCTGGTGCGCCCGGTGTTCGATCCGACCAAGCCGACTGCGCTGATGCTGGGGCGCTATCAGCCGTTCCACGCAGGGCACAAGGCGCTGGCGGTCGAGGCGATCAAGCGCGCGGGTCAGGTGGCGATTGTGGTCCGCAACACGCACGGCACCGACGACAAGAACCCATTCAGCTTTGAGTACGTCCAGGCGCGCATCGAGCATGCCATGCGCGAGCATGAGGGACGGTTCGTGGTGGTGTCGCTGCCGAACATCACGACAATTCTGTACGGTCGTGACGTGGGCTACAGCATCGAGAAGGTGGAGTTGGGGGAGGCGGTGGAGGCGATCAGTGCAACAACGGCGCGGGCGCTGTTAACGCCCGCGCCGTGATGGTGCCCGCCAGCAACCTTGAACGGCCTACGACGCACAGCAGAACAGGGGGAGCCGCAGGTTGCCTTTCGTCATCGAGCCAGACGCACTGCCCGATCAAGCCATGATCCCCCTGCTCTAGCGTTTGACGACGCTGCCGGACTTGCGCCCGTCAGCATCGTAAATGGTGATGGTGCCTTGGCTGTCGGTGGAGGTGCGGTTCTGCACCCTGCCGTCTGCGCCGTAGATCGTCGCGCCACCTTGCTTGTCGGTGGCGATGCGGTTCTGCACCCTGCCGTCCGGTCCGTATACGGTGCGGGATTGCTGCGCCTGGACCGGATTGATGAGCAGCAGCAGAACGAGGGCGATCCTGCTCATGGCATCATCCCCGGTGGCGCTTTCTGCGGCCACTGCCAGAGCGTTTCGCCGTTGACCGACAGGACCGGGCGTTTGACCTTGCCGACATAGATGGCGTTCTCGACATCGTTGACGCCGAGAAGGAAATCAACGTCAGGCACGGCGGACTTCATCAGATCGACCGTTTCGCCTTCGTCACCGACGCCGTACAGAACGGCGGCACCGGCAATCAGGCGACCAGCGATGGCGCAGTAGTGCTGCTCCGTCGCCGGGACGAACATGCCGAACTGGTAGACAACGTAGCCCATCCTGCGGGACAGCGCGCCGTGATCGACTTCGCCGGGGCTTAGACCGGCCTCGATCAGCGCGCTGTGCAGGTCGCCAAGATCGACTGTCTCGACGCTGCGCTTTTTTGGATCGACAATTACGAACTTCATGTCAGCACCTCCACTCGGACCACTTTCATTTCAACCATTTCAGCGTCGTTCATCAGGCAGTCGCCGCAACTCACGCGCGGCGGCGGTGTCTTCTGTCCGATCTGACACGTCTGGCTGGTCTTGTGGCAGCGTGGGCAGACCACTTCGAACAGATAGGTGGGTTCGCGTTTCTTCATGACCGCACCCACTCAGATCGTGCGCCGTCGAACCGCACCTGCACGGTGCCGTCATCCCACCGCTGCGCGATGCAGACAACCTTGGAGTTTGGCGGCGGTGCCGCCGTGCTGGCGCGGAGAAAGATCGCCGCACCATCCCAATACACGGTGAAGCACTCACCGGGGTTGGTCCTGGCACGGTAGACCGCGCGGGCAACCGCGTTATCGTAGGCGGGATGCTCGAAAGCATCGCGCGTGTTTGGCGTCGGTAAGTGATGTTCAATTTGCATTGCCTTGCTCCGTCAAAATTCCGGCGCAGCCAGGATGGCCGCGCCGGTCGTGTAGCCTACTCAAACAAGTCGGCCTTTTCGCCTTGCTTCAGCGCCCACAAGCGGTACGCCTCGGCTTCGTAAGGGTCGTCGCCTGACGGCGGCGGCACCAGCTTCGCGCCTTCCTCGCGGAAGTGTTTGATCCCGCGCTTGAGCTTGCGGCCAGCAAGGGTGTGCTGATCGTTCGCCCAATCAGGGATGGTTGGCGCGTAGTCTTCCAGCATGGACCGAAGTCCGATGGCTGCTCCGAAGTGGCAGCCCGCCCGCGACTTGGGCGAGCGCGCCATGATGCGGATGGCGTTGCCGATCATCAGCCGCGCCTCTCCGATATTCTTGGCGTATCGTTCTTTCGATTGCGCGACGGCGGTGGCGACGAATGGCACCACCCACGGCGCGGCTATCGTGTCGAGGTCTTCGTGACAGATTACTTCGAGCCGGTTGCAAACCATCGTGTGAAAGCCTTTGCTGGTGTGCATCAACTCGACTGCGAACTGCATCGCCTCTTTCTCCATGCCGCGCCGGATGCACTTCTGCATCGCGGACACGCAAGCCATCGAGGGGAGGTCGTTCTTGGTCGGCGGTATCATGGTTTCTGCTCCTGTTGAACGCCGAAAGGGCGGGCCGAAGCCCGCCCTGCTGGCGCGTGGTTGGCCTAATTGGAGGCCGGGGAAGCCGCTGGCGCGAGGGCGAGCGAGTTGGGAACGTCCCCGCCCGCGATCATGCTGGCGATGGCGTCCGGCTGCTCGCTGACCGCGAACCCGCCCCCGTCTGTGAACGTGATCCGGCTTCCCGGCTTCCCGTCCCGCCGCCCGTACAAGCAACGGATGGCGTCGGCGTTGACCAAGCAGGGCTTGCTTTCCTCGGTGTGGATTTCCTGCTGGGTGTCTTCGTCGTACCGCGAGGCGGTGCGCTCGATCTTGCTTAGCGTGATGAACTTGGACATTTGACTTGCTCCTGTTTTGGGGCCGCTTGATCCGGCGCGGTCCCTAGCCGGTACAGAGAGAAAAGCACGGCGCGAAAGGAAAGTGTAGCTTTACTTTCGCATGGCGTTTCGAATTGCTACCGCGTTCCGACATTCGGCGGTGCCATCAACCCCAGCACCCAGCCCTCACGGTCATGTGCATCGAGGTGGTCGCTGGCCTCATCAGGGTCGGCAAACGGGCCGATCACGCCGAAGCCGGTGACCGGGCTGCCGACAAGTACGACATACTGCCGCCCGATGACCTGCTGGAGCAGCCGCTGCACCCCGAGCAACTGGTCAGGGCGGATGGGTACGACATTGCTCATGCTGGCCTCCTGGGGGGGATATTCCACTGCATGCCGTTCTCGTCGGGCGGCGTCATCTGCACCGGATGCTGTCCGGTCCGGTCCAGCATGATCTTGTTCGTCGAGTTGGGCGGGCCGATCACAACGCGGAGGCCCGCCTTCAGCATCAGGTCGATGGCAGCCTGTACGTTGCGCTTCAGCCAAGCGTTCGGCGCGTCGGGCATGGTGGTGGCGGCCATGATGCTTGGGTCTGTGGCCGGACAGAACACCACCTTGCAGCGGTCAGGCCGCAGCGCGTCGGGCAGGCGCTGGCGTGGATCGTCCCGTTCCTGGCTTTGCAGCCAGAGACAAGCGAAGTCCACGCAGGTCGGCGGACGTGTCTCGTAGATTTTACAGCCGACACCGACATCGCAGTGCTTGCACCAATCCCCCGCCCTCTTGTCGAGGGCGGGGATGGCGAAGACACGGCAGCAAGCCGTGCAGCTTCCGCAGGCACCGGCCATCACTGCACCTTGGCGGGCATGACGGCCCACGCGAGCGCGACGACCCAGCCGATGACGGTCCATCCAAGGAACACGTTCACGACCACGATTGAGTGCAGGTGCGGGTGATTGCATTTTCGCGCGACGAGCGCAGGGACAAAATAGATCAGCAGTAGTCCGAGTAGCGTTTCCATGTGGCTTGCTCCTGTTCTGAAATGCCGGTTGGCACTTCGTGACGGGCACCCCGAAGGATGCCCGCTCCGAAGCGTCAGTAGGGCAGCCCCGCCCATCGGCGGCTGGCGAGATAATCGTCCAGGCTCATGATCTTTTTATTCCGCGCCGCAGCAGGCGTGTTCGCACCCCACAAGTCGGGCTGCTCCTGCTTGCTGCGATTGCGTTTCGCGGCTGGCGAATTGCGCTCCGCTTTTTGGGCGGCACGCTTCTGCGCCTTCCTCTTGGCCTTGGACGTGGCCTTATCGTCCGGCGCAACGTGAACCGTGACCTTTGGAACGGGTCGCGGTGCGAGGGCGGGCCTACCCATGCGGCGGGTCCGCCTTCGTTCAACGTGCGACGGATGCTTGGCGTCGTGCGAGTGTTTGAGCGCGAGCCGAAGCGGCGCGAGGGGCAACCCGAAATCGCGGTAACCATCCACGATGCCGGAATAGTAACCCTCTGACGGTGGGTAGATGCCCGTTGAGTTCATCGTGTAGAGCATCAATTCCGTTTCCCCGTCCGGCAAATCGTCCAGCAGGAGAATTTCCTTTGAGTACATCCCACCATCTGGGTCGTCGGGCCGATAGCCTTCGTAGCGGTCGAGGCGGGCTTCGCAATCCGGCGTAATGCGCCACAACCCGCCTGGGGCTGTGCCGCCTTCGTCGCTGATTACGTCCGCCACGCCGCGAAAGACGAGGCGCGCACCGCGCAGCATGTACTTGTCGAGAGGAACGGCGTCGGGGCAGCGGTGCTGCATCTGCCGAAGGTTTAGGTTTGATCCATATGCGAAGTAAAGCATGGCTTGTCTCGTGGTTTGAGGGGTTTCGGTGGAGTAGTTATAGCAAAGCCGGAACGATAAGGCCAGCTTTGCTTTGCTGCGGTCACTCAGTTTGGTGAGCGTCCAGACCGGCGAACGGCATTGGCCCGTTCAACTGGTCAACTTCAACTTGGATGCGGTGGGCGTGGTGAAAGAGAATGCCCGCCTCATCGTTTTCCTGCGACCGCAAGCGACCCTGCTCGCGGATCAGTTCGACAATTTCCTCAATGCTCAAGATGTTTTTGAGGCTCATGACTTGCTCCTGTTGTGAAGGGCCGGATGGCGCTTCGTGCTGGCCCGCGCGCGAGGCGAGGGCCAGAGGCGAAAGGTCACCGGACGTTTCGGGTCCACACCGCAATCTGCTCTGCGGTCAGCGGCGGCTCACCAATTTCGGCGCGCTCCCGCTGAAGTTGGGCGGTCAACTGCTCTGCGTTCAAGGCCGGACGTGGCGGCGAGTAGGTTGCTTCGAAGCGCCGCGCACGGATTTGCCGTGTGCGCTCCCGCACCGTGCGCCGCACGTTTGCGTTGTGCGCCCGCAGCGCCGCGTGGTTTGGGTAGCCCAGCGCCCGCGCCGCGACTTCGTGGAAGGCTTGGGTTGCGGAGTAGCTTTCAGCAACGTGCTGACCGATGCGGCCAACATAGCTGGCGCTGGTCGGATGGGGCCGGACGTTGCCAACAGTGCGGCGCGCGCGGCGGATTAGGCCGGTCGTGTGGTTGAAGATAAATCGTGACATGACTTGCTCCATTTGGGTTTGAGAGTTGAAGCGCCAGTCCCAATGCCCTGTGACGGATCACATCCGTTTCACGACGAGGGGCTTCCTGCGGCAACAGGTACATCAGCCCTGGCGCTTCGCTGGCCCGCACCCGCCGAAGCGGATGCGGTGCCGCGAAAGGTCAGTCCACCCATGAACCCTGGCGCTCTCTCTGCGAGAGCGGCACGGCGTCGATTTGGGCGGGCACCGTGGTCGCACGAGCGGCGGCAACGTCGCGCGCCGCACGTGTTCCCCACGGAAGTCCGAAGTGTTCCGCGCAATCGGGGCCGTACCCGATTTCAACGGAACGGCGATCATCGCCTTCGCCAAGGCGGTGGTTGCAGAAGCAGCACCGCCCGGTGAGGCGACCGTGACGCGCGGCCTCGCCAGCAGGGTTGGCGGCGAAGGCGCGCAGCCTTTCGCCCAAGCCTTCCGGCGCGGCCTGACCCGGCTGGAAAACTCCAGCGAGCGAAACCGAGCCGAACCATTTGCGCGTCATGCCGCCGAAGCGGCTGACAACATCGGCATCAATCCCGGTGACCTTCAAGCTGCCGGGATGGCGCGACCGCGCACCCGCAACGCTGACGCGGAACCCGTCGAGAACGATTGACGGATGGCGCAGGTGGCGCGCGGCGGTCGCAAACACCGCGACGATGCCGGAAAGATTTCCAACATCCTCTGCGGCGCGGCGCGGGGCCTCGGCAATCCGAAAAACGCGATTGCCGTAGGGGTCGGTGAAAAGGAACGCACCGAGCGTGACTTGTTTCGTGCCGCCCGCGCGCGTGTTGATGGTGGCAACATCGCCGGTCACCGCTTGCGAGGTGATCTTGGCGCACCAATCAGCGCCGACTTTCGTGAACGAGTTCATGGCATTTGCTCCTGGGTTGGAAGCACCGGATGGCGCTTCGCTGGCCGCACGCCCGAAGACGTGCGCGCCGCGAAGGGTCACGAGGCGATGGAGTGAATGACGGCATTGAAGCCGCGCTTCGCATTTCGTTTGGCGATGTAGCGCCAAGCCGCCTTCAATGTGCGGAACGTGCGAACGGCGATGACGATGCCGCGCGCATCGTAGACGTAGATTTGAATGTCCATTGCATTTGCTCCTGGGTTTGCATTTGAAAACGCCTTCGGCATTTTCGTGACATCGCCGCCGGGTCTGACCGGCGGCGATGCTGCGAAAAGGCTTAGGATCGAACCGCCGCACGTCGCGCCGCGAGATAGGCGCGATGCTCTGGCGAAGCCTCGATTAGGTCCGCAAGTCCGTCGAGTGTCGGCGCAACGGCGGTGGAGCCGGGAGCCGGACGGGTCGCGGTGACGTAAAAGCGCCCGCGCGTTTCGGTGTAGCTAACGCCCGCGAGGCGCGCTTGACGCTTGACCGAGATTTTTGAGAAGCCGAAGCGTTCGCAAATCTCGCGGGTCGAAGCGCCTTCCGCGCGGCTGCACATTTCGAGAACCGCGCGGGTCTTCAACTCGAAAGCCGCGTGGTCGATTGCGATGACCGCGCCGTCCCCAAGCCGTCCGGCCTTTGCGGCGGCGACGAGCGATAAGCAAGTGATGATCCAATTGACCGCCTTGCTCGCATCGACCGTGCCGCTGTGCTGCCGAAACTCCACCGTGCCGTGCTTCGAATGCGCGTCAAGGTTTACTTTGTGATACCGCGAACCGGCGGCGCGAGAGGCGCGCGCTATCTCGCGGCTTAGTTCCGCAATCGAACCGGCGCGCTCGACTGCGGCGGGTGCAACGAGCTTGACGCTCTTGCAATACGTCGCATCGTTGCCGCGCCGTGAAGCGGGCATCATGCTGTCGAGAGCGTCTTCGAACCGCCCGTACAACTTCACGAGATTTTTGAAGAAGCCGAGTTGTTCGCCGCGCGCGCCTACGTGAACGTGGTAGCCGCAAGTCGAGTTGACCGTCGCACCCATCGCCGCGAGAGCGTTTGCAATCGCTGCGACTTGATCGAGGCCCGTTTGACCGGAAAGAACCGGCGAAACAATTTCGAGAGGAACGCCGGGACCGCTGACTGAGCCGTCCGAAACGATTTTCCAATTTGTGGAGGAACCGTAAACGGAACGGCTATCAACGGTGATGCCCGCGCGGCGGGTCAATTCCGTTGCGGTGGTTTCGCGGTTGAAACCGAAGGGGACGAGTACTTCTAATTCCGCACCGAAAGTGAAGGCTGCGAGATTGGCTTGCATTGTCTTGCTCCGAAACGCGGGATGAAACCGCCCGCTGCGGTAGGAACGTGATCGTTCCGCGAAAAACGCCCGAAAGCGTTTTGCGTAGAACGAAAGCGGCGCGCCGTTTTTCGCGGCGCGCCGTCTTCGATTGTTTGGGATGACCTAAGCGCCGTTCCCTGCTTTCCGCTACCGCGACGAATTTTTGTCGCGCGCGCCTCGCGGCGTCTTGCGTAATTGCCTGGAATTTTACTTGGCCCGGTTCCTGGCGCTTCCCCCTACTCCGGCCGCGATGGGCGCTGAGGGGACCGCTTGAGGTGGCGCGAAGGGCTTGCTGAGGGTTTTACCCCTGCGGCGCTAGTCGCCGCCCTCCGGTGAACCGCGATCCGTGGGGACCGCCCGCCCCGTCGCCGGGGTGTGAGTGGACAGTAGTCACCCTGGCTTGAAAGGAAAGCCAAACTTATCATTTGGCCCCAAGGCATAGGAGGCCAACGCTGGGCGCAGAGCGTCCGACATTTGTTCCAATTCGGGCCGCGTAAGACCCTGCGCATGCGGTCAAAAACCCAGGCCATTGGGAGGCTTGCTGGCGCGTTTCTGGGACCGTCCGGCGGGGATAGGGGCGGCAGGTCCGCCGGACCGCATGGGCTGCCAAATGCCATTCCTGGCGGCGATGTCGAGGCTGGAATTGCCGCGCGCGCGGGCGCAGTCTGGGGATAACCCGCAAACGGAGGATATTCCCAATGGCCGATGGCGAAGCCGGAACCGTGTCAACCGCGTTGGCGATGTCGCTCTTGCTGATGGAGCATCCCGACGAACTCAAAAAGCTGCAACGGGACGGCTTCATAAAACCGATTGGCAAAGACAGTTGGCGACTGGCCGACCTGATCCGAGGCTATGCAAAGTCCGCGCGCGAGCAAGCGACGATGACCGACAGCGCGACCCTGGCGCAATGCTGGGGCTTGTCGGTGAGCAGAATTTCGCAGTTCGTCAACGATGGCTGGCTGCACTACGCAGGCCGCAAGGGCAAATACAAATGGTTCGACGCATGCCAAGGCTACGTGCGCTGGCTGCGCGATGAGAACCGCAAGACATCGAAGTCCGCGAGCGACAGCAGGATGCGGGACGCCAAGGCGAACGACATCGAGGTGCGCACGCAGCAGCGATTGTCCCGGCTGGTGCCGCTCGACATCTACGAGGAAATGATTGACGGCCTCGCGGGCGTGGTAAGGAGTGAGTTCGCAGGGCTGGCGGCGGCAAGCACGCGCGATCTGACAATGCGGCGCATCATCGAGCGAGAGGTCAATGCAAGGCTCAGGCGGATTTCGGAATACGCAATGGCACAGGCCATACGGCTGGAGGCGGTGGGCGGCGCTGACGATGCCGTCCGAGCCAATGGAGCCGGACATCTGGGCAGCGGCAAACAGGACGTACCCGCCGACAGCGGCGGTGCCAGGACCGCGTGATCCACTGCTGACGCCATACGTGGTCGAACCCGAGCGGGTCATCGCGTCCGGCGCGTACAAGCGCGTCGTCATGGTGTTCGGCGCGCAGTCCGGCAAGTCGGAGTTGATGCTGGACGTGGCCGGTCAGCGCCTGGATCAACGGCCAGGACCGATCCTGTACGTTGGACCGAACAAGCAATTCCTCACCGAGCAATTCGAGCCGCGCGTCATGGCACTGCTCGATGAGGCACCATCACTCATGGCCAAGGTCGCGCGCGGCAAGCGCATGACCAAGACACGCAAGGTGGTGGCTGGCGTGCCGTTCCGTCTGGCGCACTCAGGGTCATCGACCGCACTCAAGTCAGACCCGGCGGTGCTGGCACTGGTCGATGAGTACGACGAAATGCGCGACAACGTGAACAACCAAGGCGGACCGCTGGGATTGGTCGAGCGGCGCGGCGACACGTTCGCAGATTTCGTTTGCGTCGTGACATCAACACCAAAGCGCGGACGGGTCGCAGCAGTGCAGGACAAAGCGTCGGGCCTGTTCTTCTGGGACTTGGCCGTTGCAGAGGACATCGAAAGTCCGATCTGGCAACTCTGGCAGCAGGGCACGCGGCATCACTGGTGCTGGCCGTGTCCGCAGTGCAACGATTATTTCGTGCCGCGTTTCGATCTGTTGCGCTACCCG